ATTTTTTCATATCTTTTAATTATTTTGATTATATAATAAAGATACAAAATAATGTTTAATAATCCAAATTTGTTTCATAATCTATAATATTCAGTTAAGCTGTTTCCCCTTTAGAGCCAAAAAAAGCAGACTTACATCTGCTTAGATTGGTTATTATGAACAAGGACTAGATAGTTGATATTAAGTTTCCTGTTTTTGGAGCTTCTGTTTTAGTTTCCAAGAAAGATGTGATGTTAAAATATTCAGCATTGATAGCTAGTCTAGCTACAATATCTTTAATTTCATCAATATCTTCAATGTAATACTCATAGAAAGTTTCTAAAGACTTACGTTCTTCAGCATAATCCTTTCCATTAGATCTCTTTCCTATTTTCATAGGAACTACATCTCCCCATTCATTTACTTTAGCAACCATATGTAAGCTTTCTTTCTTCTCTTTAGATATGAGAGCTAACACTTTGCTGTCTAAGTCAAAGATGGCTTCATTGTATATACAATCTGGTGTTGCTGGGATCATTTTAAAAGTTTTATTACTTCCCCAACTTGAAGTAATTAACATCATTGATTTGTTCATACTTGGTTTATTTTTTACAAAACTATTGTATATTTTTTAATAATTCAAAATTTTCTACAGGAATTTTTAAATTTTCTTTTTCTGTATTGTAATTATTACATAGTTCCCCCACCTCCTTTAATAAATTAACATCAATGTCTAATAATTTAGCATAAACATCAAAATATTCAGAAGGATATAAATATGTTTCTATATACTTATACTCTGAAGATTTTTCTCCATAATAATTTTTAATTGCTCTTTTCAGATGAGATGATAACTTAGAATATTTACCAAAAATAAAACTATACCAATCAGATTTATAAATTTGTAAATCAAATACATATAAATTAGAATCTTTAGTTTGTATTTTTTCTACAAATAAAGGGTTTCCTATAAGCATTTCAGCCTCAAAAGACTTAAAATCTTCAGAATCATCTTCTGGAAAAGAACATATTAATTTCATATCTTCCAATCCTATCCTTCCCTCAAGGGAAAGATAGGTGTTAGAAGGTATTTTATAACTTGTCCTTTTTATACCCAAAGCAGGATATAAAAATGATCTAGATTTTTGAAAGTACTTTCCATAAAGTTTGTCTATCATCTTGATAAATTTATAAAGTTACTTTTCCTAAAGCAAAATCATAAGGTAGTTCATAACTTTTATTTGTATAATGCCAATTAGCCTTTTCTAATGTTTCATTAAATCTATCAAACCATTGGTTCAATGTATTATCACTAACTAAGAAAGGATACACTTGGTAATTTCTATCTATAACTACAAAGTGAAACTTAAATTGGTATCCCTTATCAATTAAATTTATGAATTTAATTCCAATAATTGAAGAATAAATTGAAGCTTGCATCCAATAATTATAAAATTCTATTGATTCAGGGAAATCTTTAAGTTCTTTACTAGTAGTTTTAATATCATTTACATAAATAATTTTAGTATCATGATTAATAAGAATATTATCTATAATACCTTTTAAACCAAAAGGTTTGTCATTTATGTTAATTTCTACAGGTAGTTCATTAAATACCTCTTTATTACTAAAATCATTAAGATTACATCCTATAAGCTCACAAACTTCCTTGTTAAGTTTAATAAGATCAACTCCTGTCTTACAAAAATCATAGTTTTCTTGGTCTATAAGGGTTTTATTACCTTTAGCCTTAAGAAAGTCCCAATAGTTCATGGCTTCTGCTGTATACATCTTGTCTATACGTTGTTGGTCTGTCTTTAGACTCTGATGTAAGTTGATGTCTTTAAGCACATCTAATACAGCATCACTAAAGTCTGTAAATTCTGTTCTTTGATCACCATTAGCTTGTAGTTCTACAGCATGAGCATACACTCTGTCTACGACAGATCTTGTACTACCAGTGGGTAAGTTAGCAGGACTAACAATAAACTGATTGTCAAACTTCTCAGGTTCTAATAAGAGACAATGTATAATCTTACCATTAACTAAATAAGATTCTGTCTTTTCTTCCCTGTTGCCAAGTACATACATTTGATAGAAAGCCTGTGGATTCCACATAAGTTTGTTTAAACTACTATAAGAAAACTTAAACGGTTTAGCATAAAAGTCATTCTCCATTGTTTCTATAGATTGTTGCATGATGTCTTCTAACTCCATATTCCTAAATTTATTAATAATGTTTTAATTCTAACTGCTGTAGCTTTGTCTGTAGTCATAGCTTCCTCATATTCAAGGAATTCTATTAATCCTGTAACTGTAATCTTGTCTTCAAGACTTTCTAGTTTAGTTATCTCTGCCATATAATTCTCTAATTTTTTTACCTAATTCTTGATCATTAGGTACGTTATCAATAAATTTTCTTAATGCTGACATTACTTGATCAGAAGATTTACTTTTATTCTCTAGTATATCAGCTATTCTTTCCAACTGCTCCCCTATATTAGGAAGAGTGTGTTCAATGAGTTTCTTACCCATCATAGTGTTATGTAGTTCTGCCATCTCTTAAATGTTTAAATTGTTTCCAGTCTTCTTCTGGTAAATATTCTATTAAATTTACTATAGGTAAGAACGTAAGAAGTTCTTCTATAGCTTCCACTTCACCACAGTGTATATCTAATTGTATTTGTTTATACACTGTTTCTATAAGGTCCTCTTTACTTTTTGGACTTTTCATCTTGTGTCTTTTTATTATGGCAAACATTGCATAAAACTTGAAGGTTATCAATTTCACAGAATAGTCTTTCAACAAATCCTGGAAGATCATTTGCACATCTTAAAGTACCAGCAGGAATAATATGATCAACATTAACTTCTTTATCAGCAAACCAGTTTTTACACTCATTACACTGATACTCCCATTTTCTTTGATTACCTCTTCCTTTGTATGGTCTTTTAGCTGCTTGCTTAGCTTCACCTATAGGTTTCCACCATCTAGATTTTTGTCTAAGTGTACTTCTAATAAATCCCCAAAAAGCTGCTTCACTCATTGTGCCAGCATTTCTAGTCTTAACTACTCTAGACTTTGTTACTTTTTTCTTAGCCATTATGTATTTTTTTATCTAAGATAGGAACTAATCTGTCTCTAACCTCTTTAGCTCCAAAATCTTTAATTGAATCAGATACATCCTTACTCATAGGAAGCACTGTAATTTCTATAAAAGGATATTTTTCTTTATAAGTTTGCATAGCTTTTATACCTGCTTCATCATTATCAAACAACACTATAATTTTAGAATACTTATCTCTAAGTTCTTCCATCATGTCTTGTTTAATCATAGTGTTCTCACTATCAGGTGCTATAACATCTATACTAAGTTTAAGAGATTTAATAGACATTATATCTTTTAAACTAGATGTAATAATAAGATGTTTCTCACCTGTACACTGATGCATACCCTGAATGTAGTTAGACACTTTTATAAACTTCTTATCAAGTGTTTTAGGTTGATAGATTTTATAGAGAGTGCCATCATCTTTAAAATAACCATAGAGATAGAGACCTTTTATACAAAGTTCATTATCATCTTTGGTCATACAATAACTTTCTAAAGGTTTCACATGAAACTCTTCTAGTAGTTTAGATCCAATATTAAACTGTGTCCAGAAATATTGGTCTTGGGTACTCCATTTTCTAACTATATGACTAGTCACTTTATATCTGCTAGCTTGTTTAAACTCACCAATGTCATATCCTCCATTGTTATGTAGTACAAAGTCATTATACTTTTCTATAACAACTTGACAAGTTTTATGAAATGGAAGTTGTGTTAAATCTTTTATTAAATCTATAGCACTACCACCTTTACCTGTAGAGAAATCTTTATATTTATAAGTGTTATGCTTATCAACATAAATACACATACTAGGTGTACGTTCTTTAGGATTAAATAGTGATTTAATCTTTACATCTTGACCTATGAGTTTTTCTTTAAGCTTACAAAAATGTTCAAATATCCATGTTATTGGTACATCTTTTATACCATGTACTAAATCTTTTGTATTAAACATAAAATAGAATTTAAAAAAATAAGGGGGAATGTAAAAACACTCCCCCGTTTATTCACTAAAACTAAAAACTAAAGATTAAAATCATTGTTCAGTGGTTCAAATCCATTAACTGATTTTGTAGTAAGTGGACTAAAATGCCACTTATTAGTTTTATCAAATTTTGGAAGTTTGGTTTCATCTTCAGAACAGAATTTATATCTAGGAAGAGATAATTTTACAATGGTTTTACCATTATACTCATCTTCTTTACCTGCTAAGAACCAGTAGATATCATTTCCTTTTAAGATGTTGATAGCTGCTTCCACCCATTCTTCAATAGATGTAATTTTTGCATTTTTAGATAGAGCATCAATTTCTTTTCTTAGTCCTAATTCATCAGAGATAATAATAATCTTACTTAAGATTTCATTTTTATTTACATCATCACTGTTAAATTCAGCTGTGTAAATAGTAGCAGAAACTCTTGCTGTTTGACCTTTGAACTTAGGTCCTTCAGGATCTTCTTTGTCAATAGCCCAACCTTCAAAGTTAGGAATTGCAGGACCTTCTAAAGTAAGCTCTAAAGCTTTTTTACCTGTTTTAGCCGTTCTTACATTTGCACTGTAAATGTGTGCTAACACTACTCCGGGTTCAAAGGATTTTCCTAATCCTCCTCCCTTAATTTCTTGTCCTTCTGTCTTGAACATGTGTTTTGTTTTTTTAATTAATAAATGGGTTTTTAATTCTCATAGTCTTTTATGGAATCAATAACAAGTTTTAAATCATTAGCTATTTCAAGGGTAGAGAACATTCCTTTGGGAGATTTACATGTATTTTCACCATTAGTTTGGGTTTCAAATACATACCTAATTTCACCATCTTTGTTCTTTTTTGCTTTTCCAAACAAAACTATGGAAAAAAGCCCTTCCAAAGTAAGTTTTTCATCAACCATTTTACCAATTGTCTTAGCTTTAAATTTACGTTTACCTTCAATATCTGTTGCTTCTTCTGCATGAGTTAGAAAGAAAATAATTAAATCTTCTCTCATGTCTTTAGGCATACGAGCAATTCTAGCTAGGTGTGCACCTATCTGTGTGAACTTCTCATACCCCTTCTCATTAGCTTTGTCAAAGAATTCAAAGGAACTCATGTACTGAAAGTCGTCTATTACTATGTTTTTGATCTCAGGACGTTTTTCACTAACATACTTTATACAAGCTTCTATACTTTCAGGAGCAGCTTTATCATACATGTTTCCAGTAGGGTTGTCCTTACTCCAGATAGTGTACTTTTTTCTCCATCCTTTAAATGGTAGAGGCTTGTTAGCTACGTTAATAATAAATGTCTCTTTGGGATCTAACGTCTCAATGCTGGTAGACTTTCCAGCACCGGACTCTGCAATAATTAATACTCCTTGTGCCATATTACTATTTGTTTTTTATAAGGTCATTTAACCAGGTTTTAGCACTAACTGGTTTTAAAAATTGAATAGCAAAGTAATCTCTGATAGTCATATCAGAATACGGTGCATCTTCCATGGGAGCAGGGGCATTAGGAATACTAAGAGCTGCCTCTTGTGCTTTTTGAGTAACTTTAAAAGTGTTTTCAGTTCCTGTAAATGCTGACATTTTACTGATAGCTACAGAACTTCTATGTACCATTTTTAATTCTTCAATTGGCACTAAATAAGAACCTTTGGCATTAAGTTCATATTCTTCCTCAAATGCAGGTGTGTAAGGAACTCTATAAACTTTTCTGTCTGGATCTACAGGATTTAAATCTGAATCAATAAGTTCAAAGAAAAATCCTTTACTTTTTTTAAATTCTGATGGAAAGATCCCTACCACCAGTCTTCTTTGTTCATCATAGAACTGTGTCTTCATGTTAAAGTCATAAGGACTAATACCTAAATCACTAATGAGATCTGAATTATAATCTCTCATTTCTTTTGTTTTTAGGGCTTTGTACCTTGTTCTTTCTTCATCAGACATACTGTGCATAATGCTCATGTTGTTTTTGTTTAATTGTGAATGTATATTGTTAAATAGTTGGACCATTAGTATTACTAAATCTATTAGCTGTTCTTCTTTGAGGAGGTTGTCCTGTTGGGTTAGCAGCTTGAGGTTCAGGTACTTCTAATATTCTTTGTCTAGGAAAGTCTGCTTTCATAAATATTAGGTTAGTATCATCAGCACTATTTCTAGATTTTAAAATATGAGTGAATATATCATCTGTTTTACAAGTGTATTCTTTTCTACCATATAATTCTATATCCACTTTATAAGGTCTATTTAGTACTATCACCATGTCACTTCCTTGCATAAGAGCATCCCCACCAAATATATCACTACTAGTAGGATAGTTACCTATTGTACCAGGCATTTTTCTCACTGGTTCATCAATACTTCTATTAAGCTGAGAAATCATAACTATTATAATAGGAAGTTTATTTTTAACATGCATTAACATTTCTACAATGTTATATAGAGTGGTTATTTTCTCTCTTTCATCTGTATCTTTTTTAATTAACCAGCTATGATCTATAGTTACAATTAGTGGTTTACCACCAAGCCCATTGTATGCTGTATGGATAGCTTCTTCCATTTTTCTCACTGTAAGAGAAGTGTTAATCTGAGTTCTGTAATTACCTAGTTGCTGAAACTTTTTTTGTTCATCAACATATTGTTTCATAAGCTTTACAGAAAACTCATCTATTTGTTTGTTTGTAGATAGCACTTGGTTGTAATCCAAAGCTGTTTGAGCAACAAAATCTCTTGCTGCAGTTTGTTTTGGTCCCATTTCAAATTGAAACTCTAAGATGTTAAAGTCCTGTGTAGGATTAAGATATTTAGCTTCTCTAAGTATTTGAGAAACAAACATTGTTTTACCTGCTCCAGGTCTAGCTCCAATGGTTAACATACTTCCCCATTCTAAGCCACCAACACCCATTTTATTTAGTCCGTCCCAAGGAAGTTTTAAAGATTTAATCTTTCCTATACGTCTATCTTCTATATATTGTAAACCTTCTTCTAAAATCTCAACATAAGTTTTAATTCCAAAAGGTCTGTCTTTCTGAGGAAGATTAAGAATATTCATTTAGTTTAGCTTTAGTTTTAGTTTTGTAAATTTATAAAATTTTAATGATATTACCAAAATTAATTCAACTAAAAAATACCTTAAAAATGAAAGATTTATTACAAATCTGTCTATGATTAACCAGGAAATAACACTGAATAAAATAGATAGTAATATTGAATGTATTATTTTTTCTAATAATGTCATAATTTATTTTTTTGGTTTTCTAATTCATCAAGTATTTGCTGACAATAATCTGCAAGTTTTGATGTCACCTCTTTTTGAGAATTCATTTTCTTTATAAAATAACTACTTGTTGCCATATATTGATAATCCCTCATCTTGAACATCTTATTATATTCATCAGCAGCATCTAATACCAAATCCCAATCATACTCTGGGTAAGTTTTAAAGAACCATACAAATCTTTCCTTTAATTCACTTATAGATTGTCTAGCTAGTTCACCAGAAGGAAGTCTTTTACCTGGGAAGATTTCTCTGTATTCTTTAATACGTTCATTCATATCAGTACCAAGTATGTCACTTGCCACCTTCTTTTTAGTTTTAACTAAATATGTTTCAAACTCATTTAAAATAATAGTTCCTTCATTAGTAAGATTACCAAATTGGTCTATTAAATTTCTTTTAAGAGAAATTTCTCTTTCTTTTTCTTGGTCTATTAAATCATTAGGTTTTATATTAGATCTACAACAATCTAAGAAATATATTTGATTAGGGCTGAGTTTCCATTTGATCGGTATACTCCAAAGCTGATGGCTCATAATCTTTTTTTATTTGGTTAACAATTGAATAATATTTATCTCTAAACACTGGGTCTGTTTCATATAAGTTTCTAAATGTATTTATACCATGTATCACTGTAGTATGATCTCTTCCACCTAAGTATTTACCTAATTGCTTAAGTCCATATCTCATAGATCTAGCTATAAAGAAAAATATACATCTAAGTTCTACCAGTTCTCTACATCTTTCTTTTGCTCCTAATTTTACTTTTTTACCAAATAGGGCAAATGGTATATGTGATTCAAAGTATTTTTCTAATTCTGGAAGTGTTAAAATAACTACACCATCATCAGTAATTCTATGATCAGTTATCACTGTAGGATAATATCCTACTTTTTCATAAAACTTATTAACAAATTCTGTAATAAGCTCGTGTTCTACTTTCTTTTTGTATTCTGCTCGGTTCATAAATTTTTAGGTTAATTCTGTAAAAAAGTGTATATTATATTGTAGAGAAAGGGGAGCAAACTTAGTTTAAATCCTTTACTCTTACAAATTTATTTTAAAAAAACTTAAATTTTTTCTTATGAAAAATTGGAAAACAACTGTTGGTGGTATTTTAGCTGCTGTAGGTAGCTACTTAGTAAACTCTCAAACTGGTGTAATCAATGTAATTGGACAAATTGCACAAGTTATTGGTATCTTCTTAATAGGGGCTGCTGCACAAGATGCACCTAGTTCTAATTAAATTAATTTTATAACTAATTGGAAATGAGTGGAACACCTACCCCTAAAAGTTCTGTAGGCAATGCCTTAAAAATTTATTTTTTTCCTTCATTAGTTACCATATTAGCTATGCTAATATGGAGAGACGTGTCTGAGCTAAGAAGTGACGTTAAATCACTTTTAGCTCAGTCTAACGTTGATAAAACTGAGATAATTAATCTTAAAAAAGATGTTGATATACTTAATCGTCAAGTATTTAAGACACCTATTAGTCCTATAACTTACATATACAATGATGAAAATACTGATAGATCTATGATTGCTGCTAGTCTTGATAAGTATTTTAAACATGAAGAAGTATTTGATATAGATAAATATTTACCTAAATTTTAATATGGAAAAAATAACAAGAAATATTCTAAATATTTTAATACTTATACTCTTAGTAATTATACTACTAAGAACATGTAAAGAAAAAGTTGTAAATGGGGAGGTTAAAATTATTAGAGATACTACTTGGATTATTAAAGATAGCACTGTAAATAGTAAACCTCAGATTATAAAGACAGAACCATATGCTGTTCCTATAGATAGATGGAATACAGAGTATCTACCGGATACAAATTATACTAAGCTTTTAGATCAATATAAAAAAGCTGTAACTGAACTACTAGGAGTGAACTATTATAAAGATAGTCTTTACATAGACTCTTTAGGATATGTTACAGTGAAGGACACTATTAGTAAAAATGTATTAGTAGGAAGAAGATTCTCTTATGATCTTCATTATCCTATTATAAAAGAGACAAAGACTATCACTGTTATAGAACCACCCAAAAGACAATTATATTGGGGAATTGGGCTAAATGGTACACAACAGGGGCTGATAGATGAGATGACAGGATCTTTAATGTATAAGAACAAAAAAGATCAGATGTTTGGAGTTAATTTAGGTGTTAACTCACAGTTTAAATTAAGAGGTGGAGTACAATTATTCTGGAAAATAAAACTTAACAAGTGAGTTTAAAAGAATTTGGAATAACATTAGCTGATAAAGTGGCTAGCTTTGTAGGAAGCTGGAAGTTTATTATATGGCAGTCTGTAATTCTTATTATATGGATGTTTCTTAATGTAGAAAACTTAGTTCATTTTGATCCTTACCCATTCATCCTAATGAACCTTTTATTATCATCTCAGGCAGCTTATGCCACTCCTATGATATTAATGTCTAGTAATAGACAAGCTAGCAAAGATAGAGAAGAACTATTGAAAGATCTTAAGGTGGATGAAAGTTCTAATCAATTATTAAAAGAACTTCATACACTTGTTACTAATATGCAAGAAGATCTTAAATTAGATAGACAAGCTCTTAAAGATCATGCTAAAATATTAACTCAACTTAAAAAATTAAAAAATGGTAACAAGTCAACAGGCTCTTAAAAAATATGGTGATCCTAATTTACAACACAATATGGTTGTATGGGACATACCTACTAATTTAGAAGTGGGTATTATTCCTAAAAAACTTTATTGTAATAAAGATATGGTTGCTCCATTATCTCAAGCTTTTAAAAACTTAATAGACACTGGTAAAGTGAATGAGCTTAAAACATTTGATGGTTGCTTTAACATAAGAAAGAAAAGAGGACAAACTACTATGTCTCTTCATAGCTGGGGTATAGCAATAGATCTTAATGCAGCTTGGAATTGTTTTGGTTGTAA